TAAGAACCATGGCTCTTACAGTACCTGGGCAAAACATGGCTTTGAGAATTATAGGCGCTCAAAATGGAATGCCTCCAGCATCTAACGATAGAGTCATTGCATCATACTCCGGTGATGATCCAAAAGATGAAAGGTACAATTCAGGAATTATCAAACATGATGCATTAGTAGTTCAAGCTCTAAGTTTAGGAGTCGAAATTATTGAAGGTAAATTGGTCACGTACTATATTGAGATGGAAGAGTTTGAATTGTCAGATGATGAAAGAGTTTTGGCATTGTTGTCGGAATCTTCGCAAAATGTTGCTAACTTAACAGTTGTGTGATTGTCATGCATCCTGAAGAACTTCTTTCTAAGATTCTCAAAGAACTAAAGGAGATTAAGAAATGTCTCAAGGACTTGAAGCAATAGCACCAATAGACAAACAACAGAACGAGCGGATCGTCTGGTGTGAAAGATTACTCTATCTTATCGTCCTTCTTCAATTTCCACAACTCGCATCTTTAGCAATGTGACCAATTCATCATCGATGATGTTCCTCGCGTGTAACATTCCAACCAATTGCATGTCTGGTATCGATGTATAGTCAAACTCCTGGTTAAGTTTTTCATTTATTGCATGACATACCCACCTTGAACGGGATTGTTTGTAACTTAACTCCTGATCAAGCCGTGTCTTCAAAGACTGAGGCACAGCAATCGACAATGCGACGCTTGGATCAGTGGAACGAGGGCGACTCATTCTTCTTCACCTATCGATAAAGGTAAAATGCGGTAGAAATTACATCCACCAGTCAAAGTTGAGCAATGATATTCTAACTCGTAAGTGTTTAATTTACCATTCCAGAAGTATCGTAGATCTATTACACCAGACTTATTGCATTTTATGCATCTCATTGTTTCAAAAATCATTTAATCCAACCCTTGTCTACTGCATCCGCCGCTTTACCGCTAGCACTGTACGCCGCATTTAGATGCTGCATTATCTTATCAACAGGACCAACGCTGTTAAAATTAGGATATGCTAGCCTAATTAATTGCATTGCATCCATAATATGGTCATCAATTGCTTGCCAAAACTGTTTTTCTTGTTCTTCCATGATGGTCCTAGATGGCGTTTACTTATAGTTTCATTGGTAATGAATGTAGAATAGATCTATTTTTGCCGCTAGGTGTTGCGATTTTAGTAGAAAATCCCTAGCGCAGAGCATAGCCGTATAGCGAGGAAGTGTAGGAGAAGTATAATAAACCTGAGCCTATCATAATAGGGTATGGCTAAAGGAGAATCCTTTTTTATCAGAGGCACAGTAACACCGGACGACAGTAATACATTTGTACAGACTACAATAGATCTGTCTGCGTATGTATCAGCATTGGGTAAGTCTATCTTGAAGATTCACTCAATAGAGGGCGAATGGGCTCAAGGTCCTAATGGTGCCATCCCAAACGGTGCGCCATTTATGGACGGCAACACTGCAAGCGAGGCAGTGTGGCAATTAACTACCCAATCCAATGTTGGACTTGTAGGTCTTGATGATCGTACAACCATTGCCAAAGGACAAATTTGGGCTAGAAACCCTGATGCAGCCGCAAATGCACCATGCGATGTCTACCAAGACAGTCACATGCCTCAACACTACTCTGACGGTTTTCTTGTTGCTGTTGAAGATATCTATCTAGGCGCACGTTCAGGTGCTGATTGGGCTCAAACCTCGGATCTAACTTACAACATTGTACTCGAATGCTCAGTTATGACCATGAGTGCATCAGCGGCTATGGCATTGTCACTATCTCAACAGTAAGGTGGTAGATCTGTCTAGAGACATGATGCTAACTGTTGATGAGTATATGGCGTTACGCCGACTCATTTCTAGTGAGCGAGAATCAGAAGGTAGCACTCTTTCACAAGAGAGCAGTCCAGCACCTAAGAAAAGACGTGCAAGTGCATACTCACGCAAATACAAAGCAGCGTTTCGTCGCATTGCCCCTACTTACAAAAATAAAAATGGCACTTGGAGAAAAGGCGGATTTAAATCTGCAGTTAAAGCAGCACATAAGGCGGTGAAGAAATGAAAGCAACCGGTCGAACATTATATCTTAGTGGTCAAGTTAGTGATGCTGACATCGTTGCTCCGTTTAACCCGGGGTCCAGAGGTCTTGTTCCTATATGGCAAAACGAAAGACAAGGCTACGGATATGTCGTTAGATTTGTTGGTGCATTTCCCGGACCTTTCCCTGCAAATAGATACAACCGTGATTATTTATTAACCACTTATGGAGAAAGAGATCTAAGAACCATGGCTCTTACAGTACCTGGGCAAAACATGGCTTTGAGAATTATAGGCGCTCAAAATGGAATGCCTCCAGCATCTAACGATAGAGTCATTG